CTGATAAGCCCCACTGCTTCAGGCAAATCTTTGATGATTTATTCTCTTGTGAGATATTATGTAGACCGAGGAGAAAAAATCCTTTTAGTTGTTCCAACGACATCCCTTGTAGAGCAGATGTACAAGGATTTTCTTGATTATGGTTGGGATGCTCAGTCATACTGTCACAAAATTTATTCTGGTAAGGAGAAGAGTAATGATGCTCCAGTGACAATTACAACTTGGCAATCTGTATATAAACTAGAACGATCTTTCTTTGAAGACTATGGTTGTATTATAGGTGATGAAGCACATTTATTCAAGTCCAAGTCATTGATTAATATAATGACCAAACTTCATCATGCAAAGTATCGTTTTGGTTTTACTGGAACTTTAGATGGAACACAAACTCATAAATGGGTCTTAGAGGGTCTCTTTGGCCCATCATATAAAGTAACAAGAACTGATGAATTAATGAGGCAAGGACACTTGTCACAACTCGATATACAGTGTCTTGTTCTCAAACATCCACCACAAAAGTTTGAAACTTATGAGGATGAGATACAGTATTTAATCAGCCACGAACAGCGTAATAGATTCATCAAAAATCTAACACTTGATCTTAAAGGAAACACCCTTGTTCTTTTTGCAAGAGTCGAAGCACATGGTGCCGTACTCTATGAGGAGATAAATAAAAACAAGGGTGACGACCGTAAGGTATTTTTTATACATGGAGGAGTAGATGCGGAAGAGAGGGAACTAGTTAGAGAGATAACCGAAAGAGAATCCAACGCAGTTATTGTTGCTTCTTATGGAACTTTTTCTACTGGTATCAACATTAAAAACCTCCATAATGTTATCTTTGCCTCTCCAAGTAAATCCAGAATCCGCAATCTTCAAAGTATTGGACGAGTTCTTAGAAAAGGAAAAGGAAAGGTAAAAGCAACTCTGTATGACATTTCAGATGATTGCTCAACAAAGTCTAGACGAAATTACACACTTAATCATTTCATAGAAAGAATCAAAACATATAATGAGGAAAACTTTAACTATGAGATAATCACTATTCAACTAAAAATATGATAGAAGAAGATTTTTACTGTACACTCAAACTAAAAACTGGTGAAGAGATCTTTGCCAAAGTAGCTGCATCTGAAGAAGATGATAGAACTATGCTACTGGTTTCTAATCCAATTATTATTCAAGAATTGAAAGGAAAAATGGGAGTAGTAGGATATAAAATAGAACCTTGGTTAAAGACTACAACTGATGATATGTTTATATTGAATATATCTGATGTGCTTACAATGTCTGAGTCATCTGATGTTGAAATGATTATGATGTATCAAGATTATGTTAGAGCATCTGATAAAAATACCACCAATCATTCTCCAATTAATAGAAAAATGGGCCGTCTAGGAAATGTAAATGATGTAAAAGAAGTCTTAGAAAAGATATTCAAGAGTACTTAAAGCTTCCCTATCAACCTCCACAGAGTTATTTTACACAGTATTTTATAACTTGTCAAGTCTTTCGTAAGATGATATAATTCATACATATTATGAGATAAACTTATGATAACTCCGGGTATGACCAAAAGAAAAAGGTCTGAACATTATGTCAATAATAAGGAATTTCTCTATGCACTGATTGAATATAGAACTCAGGTAGAAGTTTCTTATAGAAAAAAGTTTGGAAAAAATCTTTCAGAACAAGATAAGTCAGAAAGAGCGAAAAGATGGGATACAAAACCTCCCATTCCACGCTACATTGGGGAGTGTTTCTTGAAGATCGCAAATCATTTGTCCTTCAAGCCAAATTTTGTGAACTACATGTTTAAGGAGGACATGATCTCTGATGGAATCGAAAATTGCGTTCAGTACATTCATAATTTTAATCCTGAGAAATCCCAAAATCCTTTTGCTTACTTTACGCAGATCATTCATTATGCGTTTCTCCGCAGGATCCAAAGGGAAAAGCGTCAGTTAGAAATTAAAAACAAGATTATTGAAAAGTCAGGGTACAGTGAAGTGTTTGATGACAACAACACCCTTGACGGATCGAACTATTCCGATTACAATCAAATCAAAGATAACGTGCATTCTAAGCTCCGTAGTTAATGAAGATTGCAATCATTACTGATCAACACTTTGGTGCTCGTAAGAATTCAAAGTTGTTTCATGATTATTTTCTAAAATTTTATAATGATGTCTTCTTCCCATATCTAGAGGAGAATGGCATTACTACCATCGTTGATATGGGTGATACCTTTGATAGTCGCAAGGGTATTGATTTTTCTGCATTGGCATGGGCGAAAGATAATTATTATGATCGTCTGAAGGGTATGGGAATCCGTGTTCATACGATTGTAGGAAACCACACAGCATATTATAAGAACACTAATGAAGTAAATGCTGTTGATCTTCTTCTGCGCGAGTATGATAACGTAACTGTTTATTCTGAGACAACGGAAGTTAATATAGAAAAACTTAACGTATTGTTTATTCCATGGATCAATAAAGAAAATGAGGAAAGCACTTTCAAACTTATTAAAAGTTCAGTTTGCAAGGTCGCGATGGGGCACCTTGAACTCAACGGATTTAGAGCTCATCGAGGCTGCATCATGGATCATGGTCATCCGGGCGAGTTATATTCAGAGTTCACCAAGGTCTTCAGCGGTCATTACCACACTAGATCGGATGATGGACGGATCTATTACTTGGGAAATCCGTATGAGATGTTCTGGAACGATGTCGGTGATCGGAGAGGATTCACCATCTTTGATACAGAAACTCTTGAACATTTTCACGTAGATAATCCTTATAAACTTTTTCATAATATCTACTACGAAGATACTGATCATCAAACTTTTGATACTAGAGAGTATGAAAATAAAATTGTAAAAGTTATTGTAAGAAAAAAATCTGATATAAAGAAGTTTGAGAAGTTTATTGATAAACTATATGAATCAAATGTCTTTGAATTGAAAGTTGTAGAAAATTTTATTATTCAAGAAGCAGAAGATTTTGAAGCATTTGAATCAGAAGATACTTTATCTATTTTGAATAGATACATTCAAGAGTCTGAAATTAATCTTGATAAATCTAAACTTCAGAATTTTATGAGGAAGACCTATCAAGAGGCATGTGAGTTAATCTAATGTTTATTCTAACAATTCATGGAAAAGAAACAGAGGGAGCATACTCGGTAAATGATGAAGATGGGGAGCAAATTCTTTATTTGTTTCAAGAAGAAGATGACGCAATGAGATATGCTATGATGCTAGAAGAGGATGGAAGTCCTGATATGCACGTCATAGAAATTGAAGATGAGATAATGATTAAGACATGCGAAATACATGACTATAAGTATACCGTTATTACTAAAAATGATCTTGTAATTCCTCCTGAAACCAAACATGATTTTATTTGAAAAAGTTCGTTGGAAAAATTTTCTTTCAACCGGAAACCAAAATACTGAAATTAATTTAACAAATCATTCTACCAATTTAATTATTGGTACGAATGGAGCTGGTAAAAGCACACTACTTGATGCTTTAACTTTTTCTTTGTTCGGCAAACCTTTTCGTAAAATCAATAAACCTCAACTTATCAACTCTGTCAATGAGAAAGATTGTGTAGTAGAAGTTGAATTTACTATTGGCAAAACAAGTTGGAAAGTCGTTAGAGGAATAAAACCAAATGTTTTTGAGATTCATAAAGATGGATCTCTAATGAATCAATCTGCAGCAGCATTAGATCAGCAGAAGTGGTTAGAACAAAATGTATTGAAGATGAATTATAAATCTTTCACTCAGATCGTAATTCTTGGTAGTAGCACCTTTGTTCCCTTCATGCAGTTAACTGCATCAAATCGTAGAGATGTGATTGAAGATCTTTTAGATATTCGTATATTCACATCAATGAATAATTTGATTAAAGAAAAAATACGTGGAATTAAAGAAGAGATAAAAGTTCTTGAATTGAAAAAAGAATCACTCAACGATAAAGTGAAGATGCAAAAAAACTTCATAGAACAGATTGAGACCCGTGGAAAAGAAAATATTAAACAAAAAGAAGATAAGATTCAAAGTCTTCTGAACGAAGAGAATGACTTAATGAATACCTGTGAAGGAATGAATGAAGAACTTGTCTCTCTTGAGGGAAGACTTGAAAAACACTCAGGTGCTACAGAAAAACTTCGTACACTTGGTAATCTCAAAGGCAAGATTTCCAACAAAGTATCAAGTATTACTAAGGAGCATAAATTTTTCACACAGAATACGGTTTGTCCTACCTGCAATCAGGACATTGAAGAGACCTTCAGAATAAATAGGATTAAGGACGCTCAAGATAAAGCAAAAGAGTTGCAATCTGGTTTTAAAGAACTAGAACAGGCGATTAATAAGGAAGAAGAGCGAGAGCGTCAATTCACAGCCCTATCGAAGGAGATCACCACACTAACGCATGGCATTTCTCAAAACAATATTAAGATCGCTGGATGTCAACGACAAGTCAGAGATCTGGAATCGGAAATTCAAAGAGTTACCGATAACCTTGCAAACAGAAATACTGAGCATGAAAAGCTAGAAACCTTCAAGGATAATTTAAAAACAACATATAACGAACTCGCTCAACGTAAGGACACGATCAACTATTACGATTTTTCGTATAGTCTACTTAAAGACGGTGGAGTTAAATCCAAAATCATTAAGAAGTATCTACCGCTGATAAATCAGCAAGTCAATCGTTATCTTCAAATGATGGACTTTTATATTAACTTCTCTCTTGATGAGGAATTTAACGAAACCGTTCAGTCCCCAATTCATGAAAACTTTTCCTATTCTTCTTTCAGCGAGGGAGAGAAGATGAGGATCGATCTGGCACTCTTGTTTACCTGGAGAGAGGTAGCAAGGATGAAGAATTCTGTCAACACAAATCTGCTCATCATGGATGAGGTGTTTGATAGTTCATTAGATGGATTTGGGACAGAAGAATTCTTGAAGATTATTCGATTTGTTATTAAAGATGCAAATATATTTGTTATTTCTCATAAGGAATCATTGCATGATAAGTTTGCAGATGTGATTAGATTTGAAAAAGTAAAAGGATTTAGTAGGATGATTTGATGCCGACATTCGTACATAAAAAAACCGGTAAGAAAATATTTTTTGCACATATCCCAAGAACAGCAGGCAGATTTGTAGAAGCTAATCTTCTAGCAAATGAGTTTGACTGGACAGATAGTCATCTTGATACTGGTCTTGGTGTAATGTCAGTTGTACATGGTGTAGAAATTGCTCACTATCATCGTAAATATTATCAGAAATATTTAAATGTAAAAGAAGATACTACCCAATTTTCTATTGTAAGAAGTCCCATTACTAAATTTATTTCAGGATCAATTTATTTAAAAAGGACATATGGTAATGATATTCAATCTCAGATGGAAGATCCTATAATGTTTGCATCCATGATTCAAAATCTGCCTTTTGAAGGATCTTGGAATTGGTATAGGCCCCAAGTTGATTTTTTAAGTAATCAAACTCATATATGGAAATATGAAAATGGAATTGGTGAAGACTTTGTATTGTGGTTGAGTAATATTATTGGAGTTGATTTAAAATTTGATAATAAGATTGATTATCCAAAATCTCATGATGAGGATAACAAATTAAAAATGTCACCAGCACTAGAAGTGAATATTAGAGGTGCTTATAGTAAAGACTTTGAAGTATTGTATAAAAATGTTTAGGAAATGTTAAATGTAACAAGAAATACATTAAGTTAGCATACGCTGACTAAATATTAACAGAATTGGAGAAACGAATGAACTAAATCTTCTTCGTTATTTTTTGTCCGAAAAGCATTATGGAGGACATTATGCACAATCTTATTTCTTACAATCAGTTGGCGGGTTGGAAACAAAGCGTTCAGCGATTGACAAAAACATTAGACAACACTATGGAGGAGTCTGATTTACTTAACGATTACTATGATTGCTTAATAGAGTGCAGCGATGATCAAGCAACATGCAAAAGAATTTGCCGAAGCATTCTAGCCTGACAACCAGTAGACACTAGGAGAACTGTCACTAAGTGCCCTCCGCCTCGGCGGGGGGTTTAGTATTATGGGTACATACAAGAGAAATCATCATGGCAGTCAAACACGAAATCAAATCTCAACTTGCCAAACTGCTTGCTACTGAAGACTTGATCGTGGAGCACAAGCAAGTGCAGACTGCTTGCTTTAACGTTCACACCCGTGTCCTGACCCTCCCGATGTGGGAGAAGGCAAGCAACACCGTCTATGATTTGCTGGTGGGCCATGAGGTTGGCCACGCACTCTTCACCCCCGATGAGAACTGGTTGGAGAAGGTCGCAGTTCCTCCTCAGTTTGTGAATGTGGTTGAGGATGCACGAATTGAGAAACTTATGAAACGCAAGTACATGGGACTTGCAAAGACGTTTTTCCGAGGTTACCAAGAACTAAATGACGAGGACTTCTTCTCTATTTCTGATGAGTCTGTTTCTACTTTTAATCTTGCTGATCGTGCAAATCTATACTTTAAGGTCGGTAATTTTGTAGACATCACTTTCGACTCTGAAGAACAAGTATTGATCCAGAAGATTGCAGATGTAGAGACCTTTGACGATGTGCTGAAGGTTGCAGAGGAGCTCTACTTATTCTGTAAGAAAGAGAAAGAGGAAAAGATTGATGACATTGAGATGCCATCTAATGAGATGGGTGGTGAATCTGATCAACCTGCCAGTGAACTACAGGAGCAGCAGGACTCCCCTGGTGAGGGTTCTGGAGACTCTCAGGAGCAAACTCCTATGCCAGAGGCCGATCAATCTGCCACTGCCCCTCTGACTGATGAACCAGATGTTCAGACTGCTGATGCCTTTGAATCAAATCTGCAGGATCTTGTAGAGACTGACGGGTATGAGAATGTGTATGTAGAGATTCCTAAGGTTGATCTGGAGTATATTCTTGCCAAGAACGATGATATTCACAGAGAGATTGATGCATGGTTTAATCATCAAAAGACTGAGATTGAAAGTCTTTTTGATGTAACTGATGGAGAGTTTGTCAAGTTTAAACGCAATGCTCAAAAAGAAGTCAACTATCTGGTGAAGGAGTTTGAGTGTCGCAAGGCAGCAGATTCTTATGCTCGGGCTACCACTGCTCGCACTGGTGTTCTTGATACTTCCAAATTGCACACCTACAAGTACAATGAAGATCTATTCAGGAAAGTCTCTGTGATTCCTGATGGTAAGAATCATGGCCTCATCTTTGTTCTTGACTGGAGTGGATCTATGAGTAAGGTTATGCTTGACACAATCAAGCAACTCTACAATTTGATCTGGTTCTGTAAGAAAGTCTCTATTCCTTTTGAGGTGTATGCTTTCACGAACGAGTGGAAGAGACCTGAGATTAACTTTCAAACTGGTGAAGTTACTAAACCAGCAGACTGGACTTCTTCTTATGAGAAGAAAGAGAATCTCCTGGCTGTTCATGAGCAGTTCTCTCTGATGAACCTGTTGACCAGCAAGACAAATGGTAAGCAACTGGAACATCAGATGATCAACATCTGGAGGTGTGCAAAAGCTTTTGGTAACTTCTATGGATCCTGTTACTCTGTCCCTACTCGTATGGGTTTGTCTGGTACTCCACTGAATGAAGCATTTGTGTGTCTTCATCAAATTCTTCCTCAGTTCCAGAAGGAGAACAAACTGCAGAAGGTTCAGTGTATTGTTCTGACCGATGGTGAGGCAAATCACCTCTCTCGTCATGTCATGGTGAAACGTCACTGGGAGAATGAACCTTATATGGGAACTCGTCAGTTGCAAGGTGGTGTTACTTTCCTTCGGGATCGTAAGACTGGTAACACATATAATGTTCCTTATGGTTGGCATGGATTCTCTGACCTGATGCTGCAGAACCTTCGTGACAACTTCCCTTCTGTCAACTTTGTAGGTATCCGTGTTCTTGAAGGTCGTGATGCAAACGGATTCCTGGGACTGTATCACAATCGTGGTTCTAATGCGTTCTTTAAGTTGCAGAGTGAGTGGAAGAAGCAACGTAGTTTCACCATCAAGACTTCTGGATATCATGCATATTTTGCTATTTCTGCAGCATCACTTTCTCAAGATGCAGACTTTGAAGTTGATGAAGGTGCAACCAAAGCAAAGATCAAATCTGCATTCATCAAGTCTCTCAAGACTAAGAAACTAAATAAGAAAGTTCTAGGCGAATTTATTTCTTTGGTAGCATGACCGAGTACAAAGACAACTGGAGAGAGATTGCGAAAGCATCTGAGAAGGATCCAAAGGTACTTGAAATCCTTGAGAATGGTCCCAGATCTCTCAGTCAGGCATATCTACTCGGAGCCATGCGGTACAAGTATGGTAGAAGTGGACGGACTGAGAAGTGAACACTGGGGTCTTCGGACCCTTTCTTTTTGCCCTATAATAACTTCAGTTAAACAAAACAACCAATGGGTCTCTCCAAAGAAAGCATCGTCAACTGCCTTCGTGAATCTTATGGTGAGTCAGTTACTTCTGCAGAGATCAAAGCATTCTGCAACATGAATGACTTCAACTATCAGACCATCACTAACAAACTGACTGACTTCAAAGTTGGTCGTGGTAAGTGGAATCTGGAGGTAACGAAAGAGACTGTAGAAGAACTGGAAACAACTTATAATGGACCTGCAGCACTTCCTGCAGTAGAGCAAAACCTTATTCCTCAGAAAGATGATTCCTTCGTCCAGTTTGGCAATTTTGGTGACATTAAAAAAATTATTAAGTCCGGTATCTTTTACCCTACGTTTATCACGGGTCTCTCGGGCAATGGCAAAACGTTTTCTGTCGAACAAGCGTGCGCCCAACTTGGCCGAGAACTCATCCGAGTCAACATCACAGTAGAGACTGATGAAGACGATCTTATTGGTGGTTTCCGTCTTGTTAACGGAGAAACCGTTTGGCATAACGGACCCGTCATTGAAGCCCTGCAACGGGGTGCTGTGTTGCTCCTTGACGAGATCGACCTTGCCTCAAACAAAATCCTCTGTCTTCAGTCTATTCTCGAAGGAAAAGGAGTTTTCCTTAAGAAGATTGGCAAATGGGTTACGCCCGCAGAAGGTTTCCAAGTATTCGCAACCGCCAACACCAAAGGCAAAGGTAGCGACGACGGCCGATTCATTGGAACTAACGTGCTCAACGAAGCATTCCTTGAGCGGTTCCCTGTAACCTTTGAGCAGGAGTATCCTTCTACTGCTACTGAACAGAAGATCCTTAGTAAGATCTGTAAGGATGAAGAGTTCTGCAAGCGTCTTGCTGACTGGGCTGACATTATCCGCAAGACCTTCTATGATGGTGGTATTGAGGAGATCATCAGCACTCGTCGTCTGGTTCACATCGTGAAGGCATACAGCATCTTCAACGACAAGGCAAAGGCAATCCAAGTCTGTGTCAATCGTTTCGATGATGAAACCAAGCAGGCATTCCTGGAACTGTATGACAAGGTTGATGCTGACTTTGTGATGCCAATTGACGAAGAGGTTGTATCCTGATATAATTATGGCAAACTCTTGGTCTTTTCTATACGATGAAATGAATATGTCTAATTCCCCGGATACTATCAACTTTACTGATTTTGGTGATGTAACTATTGCTGGAGGAGAAAACACCGATACCATTTCATGCTACGGTGCAAATGATTTTCTTGCTGGTGTTGCCATGGATACAATCTTTGGTTCTGCTGGATCTGATACTATCTCTTTCGATTTAAACATGCCTGAAACTAAAAACAACAATTACAAATATGATGAGGATAGAATCCTCAAAGAACTATCTGAATATATTTCTGGAACATACAACCAGCACTATTCTGCTGGTGATGATAAAATTCAAACACTTGATCTGATTGAAGCTTGTGGTGATGGTGAAGCATTCTGCCGATCCAATATCCTTAAGTATGCCTCTCGTTATGATAAGAAAGGCACTGCACGACGTGACATTATGAAGATTTTGCACTATGCTGTTCTTTTGATGCACTTCAACGATAAAAACGCCAAACGCGAAACCTACCCTCAGTGATGAAACTCCGCAACCCTATGAAACTTTCTGATAAAACTATTTCTGTCCTGAAGAACTTCTCTTCCATCAATCAGTCCATTCTGTTCAAAGAGGGTAGCAAACTTCGCACAATTAGCGTGATGAAGAATATCCTCGCAGAAGCAACGGTTACTGAAGAGTTTATGAAGGACTTCGGTATTTACGATCTTAATCAATTTCTGAATGGATTGAGTTTGCATCATAGTCCTGAATTAGATTTCAAGAATGATGGATATGTTGTCATTCGTGAAGGTAAGTCTCGTTCAAAGTATTTCTTTGCAGACCCTAACGTCATTGTTACTCCTCCCGAAAAAGACATCACTCTTCCTTCTGAAGATGTTTGCTTTGAAGTCAGCACTGATCAACTTGAGAAACTACTCAAGGCATCTGCTGTATATCAACTGCCTGATCTGTCTGCGGTTGGTGAAGCTGGTGTGATCAAACTGGTTGTTCGTGACAAGAAGAATGACACATCTAATGACTATGCTGTTGTTGTTGGTGAGACTGACAAAGAATTTTCTTTCAACTTCAAGGTAGAAAACATCAAAGTTCTTCCTGGAACTTACGAAGTAGTTGTGTCGCAAAAACTTCTCTCACGATTTACGTCTAAGAATCATGACCTCACTTACTACATCGCACTCGAACCCGACTCCACCTTCGGATAAGAAGGATTACCAAGGTCCCCTCTACGCACCATGGTGGAAAGTTGAAGAGGGGAAACGTAAATTTCGTGAATGGTTGAAAAAACAACAAGAATGAAACACATCCTTTTTACCCTTAAGGGTTGTCCTTTTGAACTTCTTGATGATAAAGAGTTTATTCGGATGCTTTTGTGTAAAGCGACAAAAAAATGTAAATCTACTTTACTCAATCTGGCAGCACATAAGTTTGACCCTCAAGGTGTTACTGGTATTGCTATGCTTGCAGAAAGTCATATTTCCATTCATACTTGGCCAGAGAAAGGTATGGCAGTTTGTGATATCTTTACTTGTGGTAGTAATGCTACACCTGAAGTTGGTGTAGAATATATGAAAGAACTATTGAAAGCAACTGATATTTCTTCTCACGAATTTGTTCGTCCTTTAGAATGATATGGAACCTGATCCCTATGTTCAGTTTTTAGAAAATTGGATACCTGGAATTGGTGAAAGCACTAAACTCCATGATCAACTTCATATACATTTTGATCTTGGTTTTAGTGTAAATGATGAAGCAAGACTTCTTGGATTTCAGTTGGGCCATCATCCTGCTGGAAATTTTTTTCATGTTGTGGTATTCTGTGTAATGAGTATTACGATTTATCCAAATGGATATCGTAATACTTTAAAAGATCTCCAAGATTTTTATGAAGCATATTTGCTTGGAAAATACTGGCAGTCCGTTTCCTATTGGTTTATTCCCAAAACAATATTATGAGAAATGAATTTTTGTGGGTTGAAAAATACCGACCCAAAACTATTGAAGAATGTATTTTACCAACAAATATTAAGAAGACATTTTCTGACTTCCTAGATAAAGGGGAGATACCTAACATGCTGCTCGCAGGTCCTGCAGGATGTGGTAAGACCACTGTAGCAAAAGCACTGTGCAATCAACTGGGGGTAGATGTCTATGTCATCAATGGATCGGATGAGGGACGCTTTCTTGATACGGTCAGAAATACTGCAAAGAATTTCGCTTCGACCGTCTCACTTCAAGCAACTGGTAGACACAAAGTCATCATTATCGACGAAGCTGATAACACAACAAACGACGTACAACTCCTACTTAGGGCGTTTACAGAGGAGTTTTCTGGCAACTGCAGATTCATCTTTACCTGCAATTTCAAAAACAAAATTATCGAACCTCTCCACTCCAGATGCGCCTGTATTGATTTTTCCACCAACTCCAAAAGTAAACCTCAACTTGCAGCAGCCTTCTTCAAAAGAATCCAAGAAATCTTGGATACAGAAGCTATTGAATATGATAACAAGGTCCTGGTAGAACTGATCAACAAACACTTCCCAGATTGGCGACGTGTTTTGAATGAATGTCAACGCTACTCTGCTGGTGGTAAGATTGACTCTGGTATTCTTGCAACTTTTAGTGATGTAAAAGTAAATGACTTGGTTAAGAAACTTAAGGAAAAAGATTTTCCCGAAGTACGTAAATGGGTTGTCAATAACCTGGACAATGATACTTCTGTACTTCTGCGTCGGATTTACGATGCTTGTTATGATTCCATGGTTCCGAATAGTATTCCTGCTGCTGTGCTTACTCTTGCTAAGTATCAGTATCAAATGGCATTTGTTGCGGATCAAGAGATAAATATGTTGGCATGTTTAACTGAACTAATGGTGGAGTGTGAATTCAAATGAAACCAGATAGAGAAAAAATTAGGGCACAAGTAAAGTCTAAATGGTACTATATTTTCTGGGGCACTGCCACAGTCTCGGTAGTTGTGGGTCAAATTTATGTTGGCACTGGATATCGTGTTCTGCATAATGACATGAGAGAATTACTTTATAAAGTTGACGGAGTGCTCCTCCGTTCGGACAGATCAAATACCCCTAGATTATATTGATGATATTAACTGAGAGTGACGCAGTTTATGCTGCAAATAAATTTATTGATTATTATACTCAGTTTAATCGTATTGATGATTATCTTCGCTTCGTAAAGAAAGATCGTATCAGTGAAAGACCTGGATCTCTTTTCGGTGCAGATATGGAATTCTTCGATACTTTTAAAATGCACCCTAATGATATGAACTTCAAAGTTCATGTTGTAGATACTAATCCGAAAACAACTTCAAGATATAATCAGTGGCTCTATTCGGAGACACTGAATCTAACTGCATCTAATGCGATTGAAGAAGCAATTCCTGGTAGGACTCATAAGTGGATTGTTGTAGAAACAAATACTGACAAGGTTATTGGAGTTGTCCGATTTGGATCTCCGACGATCAATAGTAAACCGCGTAATAATTACTTTAAAGAGATTCCTTCTCTCACTGATATTAATGCTCACTTTGTTATGGGTTTTAATATTGTCCCAACTCAACCTTTTGGATTCAATTATCTGGGTGGAAAATTACTTGCCCTCCTAGCTTGTTCCAAAGAACTCAAACAACAGTTTGATGAGAAGTATGGCACTGACCTCAAATACTTTGAGACTACTTCTCTTTATGGAACTACTAAAGGTGTGTCCATGTATGATGGACTGAAACCTTTTTTAAGGCATATCGGAGATACAGAGAGTAACTTCTTACCTCTTTTCCATGATGATGAGTTTAGGGACTTCTTCTGGTGGTTCAATGAGCGTAATGGTGGCGAACGTCTGATCTCTGCAGATAAGTCATCTAAGAAACTCAAGATTCAAGTAAAGATGATTTCTATTATTCGTAGATCTCTATCTGGAAAAACAAAGGAAGATCCTCCGCATTCAAAACTAGCAGAGTTTGATGCTGCTATCAAACATGCCAAATCTTTGACTGAGAAGAAGAGATATTACTTTGGTAAGTTTGAACACACTATGGATGAGGCAATTACTTGGTGGAAGAAAAAAGCAACCAAGAGATATGAAAAACTTCAATCTCAAGGCAGAGTAAGAACTCAACTTGAGATTTGGGAACCGGGTGCTGATTTGGAGATTATTAGATAATGGAACTCAAAGACTGGCTTAACTCAATCAACTTTAATAAGGAAGACCTATCAGAGCATATTAAAGACTACCCACCATATATTGTTAATCGGTGTCTATCTGGACATATGGATTGTGTGATGTATGCAAATGAAATGAATAAGTATAACTTTCTTGATAAAGATATGCAATATTCATTTTATCTAAATACTTTGAGGAAAAGAAAGAGATTCTCTCCTTGGCTCCGAAAGGATAAAGTTCAAGATTTAGAATGTGTCAAACAATACTATGGTTATAGTAATGAGAAGGCATCACAGGCTCTGAAAATTCTTACCAAAGAACAGATTAATTTTATTAAACAACGACTTGATATTGGAGGAACAAAATGAGTACGGTAGAACCTACAGTACAGTGGTCTCAAGATCAAATGGTAGAGGTGCTCCTCAATGAACCTGATGATTTCCTGAAAGTCCGTGAGACACTGACACGCATCGGAGTTGCGTCCCGTAAGGAAAAGAAACTCTATCAATCATGTCATATCCTCCATAAGCAGGGAAGATATTTCATTGTTCATTTTAAAGAATTGTTTGCTCTTGACGGTAAACATGCTAATCTGACCATTAATGATGTTCAGAGACGCAATCGTATTACACGTCTTCTTGCTGATTGGGGACTTATTACTGTCGTAAAAGAAGAGTCCGTTCTTGATATTGCTCCTCTCAATCAAATTAAAGTCTTAGCTTATAAAGATAAAGGTGAATGGACTCTTGAGCAAAAATATAATATCGGTAAAAAAGGAAAGACCCAGGAAGCCGAATAAATAATTTTGCGATCTTTCGTGCGGTCGCTTCAAAAGTCGGAACTTACAAGCACCCTTGACGGGGTGTTTTTTTATGTTATAATATCTGAGTAAAGTAACAAACGCCCCGTCCTTACACGGCACTTTCTTTAGAGTTAGTGAATAGTTTGTTGATTTTAATATAGAAAAACATGATTGAAACTAAAGATTTCACGGGTAATATTACCGTGAATTGCGATTATCCGCTGCAAGAATTTTTAAACCTACCAGAGGTTCCTTGTCAACGAGACACTGAAGCACGATTGTCAAAGGCAAGAGGACATCTTAAAGAAGTTAGAGCAGAACACTGTGTAGTGCATTTGGTTCGTTTAACCAAAGATTGCACTGTTGCTGGAAAACTATATTCAAAAGGTATGATATTTAGAGTTGATGGAAATACCAGAGCACTTAATTGGGAGAAAGAAGGATCGGATTATCTTCCAGAAAAACTGATTGCTATCACATATGAGTATGATGATCTCGATCAAATCAAACAATCTTATGATACCTTTGATTCTGCTGAAGCAACAGAAAAACAGCAGCAAAAAGTTTTTGGAATTTTAACGGGATTTTATGATTATACTCCAAAGAATGAAAAACTCTCAAAGGGAATCATTCTTTCTGGAATGAATAAAGCTTGTCATTTTATGAAACCTACTGAGTGGAATCAATCTGGTATCAAAGGTCCTGAAGCACTTCGTGATCAACTCTCTTTTTGGATGATCAAAGGATGTCTTCAGGCACTTGATGAACTTATGGTGCGAAAGGATAAATGGTGCCAACCTTTTATTGCAGCTGCCCTCATGTCTCTTTATTATTATGGACCTAACAATCAAAAACTTCGCAATATGTGGAAATTAATTGAGAAGGGTGCGGGGAACACTTTTGGTGATGAATGGGATGGTGTGACTCATATTACTGAAACTTGGAAAACCGGAGGTATGTTTAGGGATCCTAATGTTTGTAAGGATACTCGATGGGATAATATGGACAAAACTGTATCATTCCTTCTTTATTGGATTGATAAGTATATGAACGATGAAAAGGGAACTAAAGTCGGCCGTGATTGGAATAAAGTCGCAAAGGATTATAAGAATCGGGGCACACTTAATGGACCTCTCAATGCTGCTTTGGGTATAACCGAATAAAAAGGAGCGGGGTTCACTACCCCGTTTTTTATATTCTGTGCTATAAATATATCGGATGCCTTCGGGGTCCACACAATCAAATCTCGCTTTTTAAGGAGAAGTACAAATGGGAAACCTTACACGTTACAGTGCTGCGGATCTGCCTGCTTTGCTAGATCGCATAAATAAGAATAGTATTGGTATGGATGAATACTTTGGTAGGTTGTTTGACCTTCACGAAACAACTTCCAATTATCCGCCATATAACCTAGTGACAGTCAGCAACGTTGAATCTAGACTGGAACTAGCACTAGCAGGATTTAAGAAAAAGCAAGTCAATGTCTACACACAAGACGGAAAACTTTTTGTCGAAGGACAAAGAGAAGATGGAGAAACCGGGACAGAATATGTCCATAGAGGAGTGGCTCAAAGATCTTTCACTAGATCATGGACCCTCAGTGACGAGACGGAAGTTAGATCAGTTAGCTTTGAGGATGGGTTGCTAAGTATTACACTTGGTAGAATTGTTCCACAACATCATCAAAGAAAGGATTGGTTCTGATATCCTGACTAATTTTTGCCGCAACTGATACAGAAATGTATCATTATGATACACTATAATCTAAATAGTTTCGTACTTATGGAGGACGACTTATGAATCTCACAGCCGCCACTCTTACCATTGGCACTGCAATGACCCTTTTTTTCAGTAGCACCATTGGGAGCACATTCCCCTAATAGTCCCCCCAGTATAGAGTCCTTTTATTTTACAACACCATAATGGCACTATTCGCACTCTTCTCAGTTCTTACGGCATCAGCAATCGGGGCATACAAATTAACACCAAAATCAAAAGAAGAAGAATTATTTCTTCCTTACTAACTAAATAAAACTGAATATCGTCGTCGCAGACGGAGGGGTAACTGGCACAATCCAGTTGACGCCCCTCTTTTTTATTGTTAAAATAGAAACGAAGAAAAACTAACTTATGACTATCAAACTATTGCTTTTGAAATCAGGTGAAGATATGATTGCCGATGTCACTGAGATGGCATATGGTGAAGATGAAGATCGTAGGGTTGTGGGTTACTATCTAAACCGCCCTTGTGTGGTGAAGATGCGCGATCCTAATATGCTTGAAGATCGAAGTGAAGGTAGGGGACGTAAAGCCGGATACGAGGTCTCACTGTTTCCTTGGATGCCCCTATCTGCAGAGGAAATTATTCCTGTTCCATCTGACTGGGTGGTAACAATGGTTGAACCGACGATTAAACTAAAAGAAATGTACATCGAAGACATTGTAAATTATGGAAAAGATAGTAAAGGCACTACTACTGACGAACGGACAGATTCTGATAACTCAGATTGATGAAGTAGGAGCAGATATAGGTGAACCTGATTGTAAAATGACTAACCCATTTTTGTTAAAAGATGATGGAACATTGGAACCCTGGTTGATTTCTATATCGCGTCAAGACATTTTTATGATCAGTTCTGATAAAATTCTAACAATCACAGAACCAATGCCCACCTTAGTTGAAAAGTATGAGGACCTAACAAAGTAATGGCACTATCAAAAAATACTCTAGATCATTTACTTGAAGCAGAGTCTCATATCCGAGCAGCAATTAAATCTGCTGCAGTTAATGAAAAACCCATGGTTGTAAAAAATCTGTCTGATATTCTTATGAGTATGGAACAGACAAAGAAGTTTGATGAGATTATGGACTTGATCGACAACCGCGATCCTGGAAGTAGTGGTATGTTTGGTTCCTTTTTTAATGATGATGACGAATGAAGTTTTACACTAATGTTCAGTTGATTGGTAATCAGTTCCTCGTTCGGGGAGTGGAGAATGGTAGAAGATATGAAAATAGAGATGAATTTTTTCCAACTCTATTTGTAAAATCCAAAAGAAATTCAAAGTATAGAACATTAAGTGGAGAAAATGTAGAAGAAGTCCATCCAGGTACAGTTCGTGATTGTCGTGAGTTTTATAAAAAGTATGATGAAGTAGATGGATTCCCCATCTATGGAAATGATCGTTACATCTATCAGTATATTTCAGAGAAGTATCCTGAAGATGAAATTAAGTTTGATATTAGTCAGATTAAATTAGTAACTCTTGATATTGAGACAACTGCAGAGAAAGGATTTCCTGATGTGGAGTCTGCATCGGAAGAAATTATTGCAATCACTATTCAAGATTATACTACCAAGCAAATTATTACTTGGGGTGTCAAACCTTTTTTGAATAAGCAGAAGAACGTTACTTATCATCACTGTCCTTCAGAACATGAACTGCTTAGCCACTTTATTAATTATTGGATGCAAGATGTCCCTGATGTAATCACTGGATGGAATATTCAACTTTTCGATATTCCATATATCTGCAAAAGATTAAATCGTGTTTTGGGAGAAAAACTCATGAAGCGTTTTTCTCCATGGGGTCTTGTTACTGAAAACGAGATCTTCATTAAAGGTAGAAAGCAGATTATGTTTGACGTTGGTGGTGTAACTCAACTAGATTATCTTGATCTGTATAAGAAGTTTACTTATAAAGCACAAGAATCTTATCGCCTTGACTACATAGCTGAGGTGGAGTTAGGTCAAAAGAAACTAGACCACTCTGAATTTGATACCTTTAAAGATTTCTATACTAAAGGGTGGCAGAAGTTTATTGAATATAACATTGTTGACGTAGAACTTGTTGACCGTTTGGAAGACAAGATGAAACTGATTGAACTTGCCTTGACTATGGCTTATGATGCCAAGGTCAACTATGCAGATGTGTTCTACCAAGTTCGTATGTGGGACAACATTATCTACAATTATCTGAAGAAACGGAATATTGTTATTCCTCCCAAGATTAGGTCTGACAAAAACGAAAAGTACGCGGGTGCTTATGTCAAAGAACCGATACCAGGAAAGTATGATTGGGTTATCAGTTTTGATCTTAACTCTCTCTACCCTCATCTTATTATGCAGTATAATATCTCCCCTGAGACACTCCTTGATGAGAGACATCCCACAGCTACGGTTGATAGAATTCTTGCGGAAGAAATAAACTTTGAGTTGTATAAAGATAATGCGGTGTGTGCTAATGGTGCCATGTATCGCAAAGATGTTCGTGGGTTCCTGCCAGAACTCATGGACAAGATGTATAATGAGCGGGTA